GAATCTTATAAAGATGTAGACCCATATTTCTATATGGTTTATACTCAAGGAGAATGGGGTCAACTTGATAATATAATATTTACTAATTGGAAAGAAACTTCATTCAATTATAGAGAACAAGACTATGATATGGTATGCAATGGAGTTGATTTCGGGTTTAATGACCCTAATGTATTAGTAAGAGTTGGAATAAAAGATGATGATGTTTATGTTTTTGATGAATATTATAATAATAAAATAACAGGCGAAGAATTTATGAAGATTATAAAGCAAAAAGTTCCTCAAAATCAAATGGTTATTTGTGATAGTCATAGACCTGATACAATAAAAGAATTTCAAAGAAATAACATAAATGCGGTAGCAACTTCTGGAGGACATGGAAGTATATTAGAAGGAATAAATTGGTTAAGGCAAAGACATATATACATATCTCCAAATTGTGAAAACGTTATTAGAGAATTTACTACATACAAATGGAAAACTGACAAAAACGATGAACCTATTGATGAACCTATTGAGAAATTTAATCATACAATAGATGCTATAAGATATGCGGTAGAAAAATATAGATTACATATAAAAGCTAAGAGGAAGAGAATTAAAATTGGTTCAGGTAGGAGAATCGTTCAAAGAGGTGTTAGGAGATGACAAGTAGAAAAATTTATTGGTATTTGTATAACAAGACTAAAGAAGATATTGACTTGTATAAAGCTGATAGGAATATTGCACCAGTAGTTCCAATAAAATATAATCCTGTTCCAAGAATAATTAACACAGATATGTTCTTTATTTTAAAAGGTATGAAATTAAAAAATCTTCCAGAAGAATATTTAAGTAGTGAAGAATTCATAGCTTTTAATGAGGCTAAATTAAAAAAGCAGCTTATAGATGGAATTGTTTTTGTTGAATTAATAAGAGAAGATGATACTCTAACAATGCAAGAATATACTGTTGACGAAGTTAAATCGGTAACATATAAAAATGATGGAAGCATTGATGAAATAGAAATAAACTTTTTTGATGTAAATGATAATTCAATTGAAATTTCTTATTATTATGATGATAATGATATTAAAAAGAAAAAAGTAAAAGTGTCAGGAGAAGAAGTATATGATGAAATAGTTCCTTATTCTTTTGTGCCTATTATTGAATTTAAAACAATTGATTCATCTAAGACAAAGAATATATCTAGAGTTCAAGGAATAGAAGAAAGTATTGATGTCATAAATGAAAATGATTATTGGCTACAAAATATTTTTAGAATACATGGAGACCCTACTGTTATAGGAAATGCTGCTTTAACTTTTGATGAAGAAACTAACGATACTGCCTATGGTACTACAGAAGACATGATTTCAAATAGAACGACTATAAATTTTTTGCCAGTACCAGATGGAACAGACATGAAGTTTTTAGAAATGAATGGCACTGTTGCTAATATGATGGCGAAAGATAAAAAAGATTTAAAGTTGGAATTAGAAGAAGAATATCCTGAATTACAAATTAATCAACTTACAAAAGGTAGTGTTGCTTCTGGTTATGCCTTATATTTAAAAATGACTGGTCTAGTTAGTTTAATTGATAAATATAGGCAATCAGAAATTTATGGTTGGAATAAAGCTTTTAAATATCTTTCTGAAATGTTTTCTAATGAATTTGAAAACGTAGATATAGAATTTGAAGAAATAATAAGTTATAATAAATTAGATAGTATGAATATGATTATAACAGCTTTTTCTAATAAATTAATCAATAGAAAAGTTTCTTCAAGAAGAGCAGCAAAATTATTAAATGTTAGCGAAGAAGAAGCTTTAGAAGGGATAGACTCTTTACCTGATTTTTTTGAGCAAGAAACTAAACAACCAGATTTGAAAAGAGATGAAGAAAACAAACAAGGACAAAAAATAAATTAGCGGAGGTTTAGACATGCCAGAAATTAATAAAGTAATAAAAAAAGATGCTTTTGAATTATTGTCCGAGCTTGAAGATAAATCTATTGATTTGATTATCACCGACCCACCATGGCTTACAACATCTTTAGATTTTGATAAACAAGATTTGAATTTTCTTAAATTATTTAAGGAATATAAAAGAGTACTAAAAGATGATGGTTGGTTTTTCCTTATTGGCACGGTTGAAATGGCTTGTGCAGCAATACAATCAGGGTTTAAAAGAAAATTTGAGTATATATGGTATAAAGATATATCAGTTTCTCAAACAAAAACTACAATTCATCCACTATTAAAACATGAACTTATTTTTGCTTTTTATAAGCCAGAGTTAGATAAGGTTTCAAGATTAACTTTTAATAGAAAAGCTTTAAGGACTTATGGACATAAAAAATATAAAATTCAAAAGAGCTCTACTAGAAAATCTGGTGAATTCGGAAGTAAAAGTGGTAGAGATGTTTTAGATAAAAATGGTAATTTTCAAAATTATTATAAAGAAAATAATGGTTATAGAGAAGGTAATTCAATTTTAAAAATTTATTCTAAACAGAATATGCCTTCAGATGAAAGAGTTGACCATCCTACACAAAAACCAATTAAACTATTAAATATTTTGATTAGAGGTTACTCTAATGAAGGAGATACAGTATTAGATACATTTTCAGGTAGTGGAGTTTTAGCAGAGTCAGCAACTTTAAATAAAAGAAATTTTTATAGTTGCGATATTAATGAAAAATATGTTAAAATCGGTAATGTAAGAGTAACAAAATCTAAACTCAAAAAAAAGAAAAAAGTATTTGGAGGTTATGAATATGCTTAAAAATGGAGAAACTAGGAACGACATTGACATTGATTTACAATTATTTGCTGATGACGGTACTAGTTCAAATGAAAGTAATAATGAAAATAGTGATGAAAGCAAAGAAATTACAGAAAACAGTGGAGACGTTGATAATAAAGAACAAAATAGCTCTAAAGACAAATTATATACTCAAAGCGATTTAGATAGGATAGTTACTAAAGCATTAGAAACAAGAGAAAAGAAATTAAAGAAAGAACAAGACGAAAGAATAAAAAGCGAATTAAAAAGATTAGAGGCTGAAAAAAATAACGACTATAAAACATTATATGAACAAGAAAAATCAAAAATAGAACAAGAAAAACAAGAATTGCAAAAAGAAAGATTAAAAGTTTATGCTGAAAGTCAATTAACAAAGAATAAAATAGATACTGATTTTCTTAATGTAGTTTTTCCTAGTGAAATACCTCAATCCCAAGATGATATAGATGCAAGATTGGAGGTACTCAAAAATATGATAGATAAGAGTAATAAATCATATGTAGAGGAACTCCAGAAAAAAGGTACTAACTTTAGTAAAAACGATAATAAAACAAAAAACGATACAGATAGGTTAGTTAAAGTTGTTAAAGAACAAACTGCTTCTAAAGCTAATAGAAAAAATATTTTTAAAGAAGCTATAAAAAAATAGGAGGTATAGAAAATGCCTACAATTAATTATGATGGTAATGAAAGTTTTTTAATGTCACCTCATTTTTTAACTACTGAGGGATATATGATAAAAAAAGAAAATGTAACAAGAGATGGAGTGCCAGCTGGTACTGTTATGGGTAAAGTAACAGCAGATGGTTCTATAAGACCTCAAACAAAGGCAGCTTTAACTGCTGCGGTTTCAGTAAATCCAGTTATACCCGTTGATAACGCATGGGTTTTTAAAGTTGGAGATTCTGTTACTGTTGGTGGTGGAACTGCTGCTAATATAATAGATATTGATGTTAATGCAGGAACTATTACATTAGACGCTGACCAAACAGCCTCCGAAGGTGATTATGTTTTAGGTACAGATGGTTCTGAAACACCAATAGGATTATCATTGGAATACGTACCTTTCTATAAAACATTTGAGAGAGGTTTGCCAAAAGTTGATGGAAATACTGTTTTAGTAATTCATGGAAAAGTTGACGCTTCGAAATTACCGAATTATTATCCAGAAACAGATTCAGCATTACCTAACGTATTATTCGTAGTTTAAGGAGGTTTAAATGATGAATGCTACTATAAGCGATTTTTTACAAGGTAGAATACAAGAAATATTTATTAGAGAAAGAGATAATAATGAATATGTACTTGAAAACGTATTACCATATAGACAAGTTGAAGATTTAGATTTTGAACATATAATTGGTGAATTTCATGAACCAATAATTGCTGAATTTTCTGGTTTCTCTGCTGAAGGTAAATTAAGAGGTAGAGATGGATTTAGAAAATTTATTGAAGAATTAAGACCTATAAAACAACAGATGTCTATTACTGGTAAAGATTATATAATGGCTAGAAAATATAAAGATGAAAATAGAATAATTTCAAGATTATTTAATGATACAGGATTCGTATATGATGGAGTTAGAGCAAGAGCAGAAAAAATGAGAGCCGAAGTTCTTAGCTCTGGTGTTTTAAGTGTTAATGAAGGTGGACAGAATTTTTCAGTAGACTATCAAGTACCTGATGAATTAAAAATTGTAATATCAACAGATACATCAAAATGGTCTGATACAGTTAATTCTAATCCTATTCAAGATATGATAAATTGGTTAAAAATTATTGACTTTACTCCTGAAGGTGCTATTACTTCTAGGAAAATTAAAGATTTTATATTAAT